CCCCTTTCCTTTTGCCCTACTTATTTCCTTCATTTTTTTCTTTTCCGCCTCCACCCGAATATCAATCGCCGCGATCACAAACGCTTTTTCACGCATCGGCAGCGAAAGATATTCTGATGGTTTCCAGTGAAATCTGTGGAGACAATAATAAGCTACCGTCGCTTCGTCATCGTCTCCGTTGATGAGTTTTTTGCATCGGCAACCAGCTCATTTAACTCGTTTCCAGAATCCTCTACCAGCGCTTCCGTAAGCCTGTCAAACTCATCCTTGTACAGCATGGCTTTGATCAGCGCTTCTTCCCCTCTTACATGATAGCTGTCCTGAAGCTCCGCATCCTTCAGATTCGGGAATACCACTGCTGCCGCAGCCAGCTTTGCCAGATACCCGTTAGCATCAAATTCATTCGTATACTGGTTCTTCTTTCCCGGAATCGGGACACGACGCGTACAGGAGCGGCGCAGCTCTTCATCCTCCTCTGCGCCGATCGGTCTGATTTCCCATTTCACAAGACCTTTTTCATCCTTGAACCGCTCAGACACCACCAGCTTTTTGTTTTCCCGCTTTTCAGCGTTCTCCGCCATAAAACATGATAAACCACCCATTTTCTTTCATTCCTTTCTTACTGCATCCCTGCCAGCATCTTAAACTCCTCCGGCATCTCCCAGTCTTCAAACGTGAAGTCCATTTCTTCGTCCAGATACTCCCCGTCCGCATCAAACTTCGCCAAAATCCCGCCATCCATACAGCAGTCTTTTAAGATTACCGTCTGTCTGCCGATCGTAGCGGACGGATCTTCGTTCGTGACCTGAATATCAAAATAAATGACTTCGCCCGTCTCCTTGTACCGGTATAACAGTTTCCGGAATACTGACGTATTAAAATGGAATGTCGCCGATCCGGTCCCTTTCCATCCGGTCGGCTTATTCCCCTTTCCGGTCTTCCCGAGAATCGGAATCTCCGTTTTTGTAATCTCCATCTTTGCTTCCAGATTGATCGCCTGCATAAAATTGTAGCGATTTCCCTCAATCGTGGCATAACATTCCGCCAGGGAGGCGGAGATTGAATCCCTGGCATCCATCAGCTTGTTATTTCCCATGTGTCCTCCTTTACTCCACCACAACGGTCATGTAGAGCTGCCTCATGCAGTTGACGGGCGTTACCGGAAGCTGTACGGTAACGGCGCGTTTATTTTCGCCGCGCGTCACCACAATGTTTTCCGTGCTTACCGCTTCGATCGCCCGCAGCCCCGCCAGCTGTTTTACATAGCTGACCACCTCATTCCACAGGCTCACCCTGCCGGAATCATCATTCGGAACCTTCCCGAAAAAGCGTGTATTGAAGATAACCGCAACATCATTACCAATCTGGTCCAATACCCTCACGGTCTGATTGCTTGAAAACTCTTCCTGCTTTTCTTCCGTAAATGTGGTCAGCGTATTGATATCCAAAAGCACCCGTATCTCTCCCGCAACTTTATGGAAGATAAACTTTCCGGCAGAAATAGAATCAGAGAGCTGCTGCTGTGTGTATGCCACGTCAATCGTCAGTTCTCCATCATACGCCGCGTTATCGTTGGTCTTGCTGATCTCACAGGCAGCTTCCGCCCCCGCCGTCCAGTAGACCAGCCCCGCTTCCTCTTCCTCCGTCTTGTTTTCCACGGAAATGATTCCCTCATGGTCTGCGCCGTTCATCCGGTAAACAACCGTCTGAAACTTCACACCTGCGGTTTCACGCATCCGGCGCGTAAATTCCACATACAGTTTCTTCGTTGTTTCATCCGTCACAGGGCAGCACAGAATGTTAAACGAGCAGGATTCCATTGCATCCAGAAATCCGGAATGATCCGCTCCCTTTACCTCTTCGCCGTTGTTCCCGCCGCTCAGAGGCTTCCCTGCTGTCAGCTCCAGAACGACCTCTTTCTTCCAAATCAGGTAATCGTTATCTTTCAGCGCCCCGATTCCTGCCACCGTCTGTTTATCGACCTCGCGACCGTCCAGCAGCGTGGACACATCAAAACTGCTCTTTACGTCCACATTTGCCGTCACCACGACCGTCAGGTCATTTCCACGGCTACCGCTGTATCTGGCTTCTGCCAGATCGTTCTGCGCCTTCACACCGCCATTTAAACGATAGAGCAGGCATCTTGTCGCCTTGCGGAATATCTCCCTCAGATTCCGCATTTCCGCCGCATCTCTGGTATATCCCAACACCTTGCGCATATCCCTTGAAAAATCTTCTGCCGTCAGTTCTATCACCTGTTTTTCAGGCCCCCAGCCAAGTTCGACCGGCACAGCCACGATTCCCCGTTCTGACAGCGCCGAGGAACTGTTTGCCGCGCTCACAAAATTGATATACGCACCTGGCAGGGTTTTATTCTGTGCAGTAAAACTTCCGCCGCCTAACATCTACTTCACCGTTCCTTTCTGATATTTCTTTAATATTTCATCTGTTTCCCGCAGACTGTACATCCTGTTTTCTTCCAGCAGCGCCCGCAAAAGGTCCTGCTGCCCGCGATACCGCCTTGAAGACAGGAGCTGCCTTTTGGTATACCTCTCACTTTTCATCCGTAACCGTCCCTTTCACATCCAGCGTCCCCATTGTCTCCGCCTTGTCCTCTGCGCGTATGAGCATCCGGCTGAAGCTAACCTGAAATGTAAGAATTCCGTCCGAGATATTCCCCTCCGGTTCCAGTCCGTGTACCAGCCTGCCGTCCGGAAGAAAAATCCATTCCATCCCCTCCAAAAGCATCTCGCACACTTCATTCAGCAGTCTGGTACAATCCGTATGTTCTTCCGGAATGAACTGCACCCGCATATCCCATGTGCGCTGCCTGCGAGTCCTAAGTAATGGCGTATCGGATGTTTTTAAAAACCCAATAAAAAAGCAAGGCATTTCAATCCCCTGCTCCACGTTCTTTGTATAGATCGGATATTTTCCCGAAAACAGTTCATCCAGTTTCCTGGTAACTGCATCCATCAAGTCATTTTGCATCCACAGTCTCCTTTATCAAGGCCTCCAGCTTCTTTTCAATCAACTTCGGCGCCATACGCTCCACATCCTTTACAGAAAGTGTGAGCATGAATTTTCCCTCGACCCATCCGCTTTTAAGTTTTTTTCCGATGGCCGGGACGTATCTGCCGGGTGTCTGTCGATGCCCGTATTCAACATAACTGGCATAGATTACGTTATTGATAATCTCAATCTCCCAGCCGTCCGAACCTTTTTTCGGGCGGCTTGCTGTCCATCCGCGCCGGAGAGTCCCCCCAGTGTATCCCTCCCAC